AATTCGAAACTCATTGTATCACCATAGTCAACTGTTCCATCAGGTAATTTGTAATGTCTGAAAAGGTCGTTTGTTCCTATACTCTTACCAGCTATAGAAGCAGACTGACAAAGAATTCTTAAGTAATCATTCTGTAAACCATCGAAAGGTTTAGGAAGTTTTTGAAATTCGACTACAAACCTATTTGCAGATAGGGGTTGACCTATCTTTGATTTAAGTAAATCGATTCCTTTATCTCCGTCTCTTACTGTTGATTCTGCCATTATCCGTGTACCTTCTGACTATCTCTGTAAACATCTAACGCACTAAATTTGTTAAAGTTTACTCCTGTTCTAAATCTTTGTGAGGGTAGTAATGTCACAAAGTCCATATGTTCGGGTTGTACTTCTACTATCCTACTATTTACATTTCGATAGTAGTATCTTTTTAAACATGGTTTTGCCCACCTAAGTCTACTCACACTCTTAACATCAGGATATCTAACCCTAAAGTAAGTATAGTTTAATGTACTATTCTCAGAATCCTGAGAAGTTTCTTGTACCTCATATAAGTAAGTCATAAGTTGCACTCTATATCTTGGTGCAATGTAATGTAAATTAAATCCTAAGAATCCATCAGAATACTTTTTTAAGACAACACTAAGTGGAAATATATCATAGTATTTCAACTTTGCTCTTGTCTCAGGCATATACATGTACATATACATGTGACCTAAATCGAATCTAGATACAAAACTCTGTGACTCTTTCATAAGAGACTCAGGAGTTCGTCTAATATCTCTTATATTACTCTGAAACCACTCAAGTGATTCTTGAGTTGTTGCTTTTAACTCTTCGGGTTTACTATCGAGTATTTCTTGAAATAGACTAGCCATGTCTATTATTTATGATAATTGTTATACAAAACGAAATTATTTTTTTCAATAGATTGTTTTGTAGGTAAAAAACTCATAAGGTGTTTTAAGTCTTTGAATTGGAAATCACCTACTATCCCAATCCCGTGTCCCTCGTATGTACCATGTTCAAATAAATCAGTAAGTCTCTCGTCACATGTTCCCTCTAATATAGGTTTTTGACCCTTGAAACAATCTCTTGCTTCAATGACTTGTTTACATAACTGAGTTCTTTCTTCACCAACATGCATTTCTAATTTATCGTCAAACGGTACTACAAATAGAGCTTTATCATTATGGTGACTATACAATTGATACCATTCGTCAAAACTAATCTCAGGTTGTGGTAATCTTTCTGCAGTATCCCAAACAACAAAGTCTTCATTACAATCAGTATATTCTATTGCATGTACACGGAACTGGCCTGGGTGTGTAAACCATTTACCAGTTTCCTTTAATACTGCTTGAGGTACAGAGTAAAGACCTTCTGTTTCTATGTAATGTACTAACCATTGAATCTTGACTGCATGAAAGAACATATTGTTTTCATGAACTCCCGTCCACTCAGTCCATTGTTGGTTATTGAATGATTCGTCTACATCACTTGATTGATATCCTCTCTCCAAGAAAGCCCAACCATATGATTCTAATACATGCATTTCTGTATCATGCCAACGACCTTTATTACTTATTATAAATTCACTATTGGCTTCATTGAACGAAAGTATTTTTGGGTGTCCAACTTTTGCAATTCTTTCAAAGTCTTCTTTTACTTTGTCTTCGTTTATCCTTTCGTAAACACCATGACTTATAAACTTATTCAATTCGTACATTAATGGTATCCCCCTATCTTTAACTCAACCAGCTTTAAGTCGTTTGGAGTATCTACGGATAGACCGTCATCATCTACTTCAACCATTTTTAATTTAAATCCGTTCTCAACATATCTCAACATTTCAACATTTTCTTGTTGTTCAAATTCACCTACAGGAAGTGTAGGGAAGATTGATAACATATCTCTACTAAATGCATATAGTCCTAATTGTTGATAATCAGAGATAGGTAATCTAGAGAAATGAGTTGCAAATTTGTATTTGTCAAATGCAACCTTTACAACATTTATATCACTACTCTTGTAATCTTGGTCTATTCTAACATATGCATTTGAAATACCATTAGGTGAGAAGGATAGAATTAGTTTATCGATTGCTTCAGGATTTATCAAAGGTTCGTCTCCTTGAATATTTACAAAGACATTACCGTCTATTAAATCTAAAGCTTTTGCACAACGGTCTGTACCAGTTGCACATTCGTCTTCAATAACTATGCACCTCATTTCATGTTTTGAACAATAGTTAGATATCCTTGAATCGTCTGTTAGAACCACAACTGTATCAAGATACTTTGCCATGCAAGCTCTATCGTATACCCGTTTAATCATAGGTATACCCGATATGTCTACAAGTGGTTTACCCTCGAAACGGGTAGAACCCCAACGAGCTGGTATCAGTCCGACAGTTAAATCAGATTCGATATCGAATTTAGCGAGTGTTCGCATGTTAGGTCTCCAAATCCCCATGTTGCATATTCAAAATGTACTCCTGCTCTCTTAGCACATTCATAATCGTAAATCATATCACCCACATAGACTGTGTCTTTCGGGTCAACATTACATACAGACATGACATGTAGTAATTGGTCAGGAGCTGGTTTACCTCTCAGTCCATTTGTAGGACAACAGATATAATCAAAAGTCGGTAATTTATGTTCTAAGAGACTTACCGTATCTCTAGCCTTTGAAGTACACATTGCAATCTTGTTTCCTTGACTTTTTAGTTCTTCTAGGGTTTCATATACTCCATCATACAACGGAATCGCGTCCAAACACATTCTAGAATATGTTTTGTATGTTTCGTATATCTCTAAATGTTGTTTTTCAAGACCAAGAACTCTCATTATCTCAGGAAATGGTTTTCCTATTTGTTCTTTATAGTCTGAAAACGGATTTTTTACTTCGTGTTTTACTTTGACAGCTGACCATGCAGCTTCCATGTTGGGTAAGGAGTCAATTAGAACTCCGTCCAAGTCAAATACAAATAATTTACTCATTTTTTTCCTTTTTTGGGGACTAAATGGTCTTCGGTGAGAATTCGAAAACCCATTTTTCTGTCTTCACAGTATTCACCAGCAGCTTTGAACTTTGCTTGGTTGATTATATAGGTCAAAACTTGTTGTTTATATTTTCTTGTCTTTCGTTTTGGTTCTTTTGGAGGGAAACATTGCTTCTTAGGTTTAACTTCTATGATTTCTCTTAGTACATCACCCTTTGAATTACGATATTTGATATAGAAGTCGGGAAAATAACGGTGTACTTTTCTATCCACGGGTGAACGATAAGGAATTATGACTTCTTCACTTCCCCATTCGATAATATTCGGGTTGTTATCACAGTATACCATGAATCTTCGTTCCCAAAGAGACCTATAATATATCTTTGTTGGGTCACCCTTATATTTTTTGTAATTCTTTGGTTTGAACTTACCGCTGTATGACATAAATAGATTAAAAGACCTTTAGTTAGGAATATTTATATGCCAAATATCAACAAATTATTAAACAAAGTAAACCAAGCCTCTCAAGCAATCAAGTCAGCAAAAGGAATCAAAGCTCAGATTGCAAGTATTGGTTATAAAGGTGGAATCAACACCGAAGAAGTAGACCAACTCCAAGAACAAGCGGAGAAAGCAAGACAAGACCTAGAGAATAGAAGAAAATCTCTTCAAAAAGGTCTATCTGCAAAAAATAGTGCAAAGAAAAAAGCAAAAGCACCAAAAGCTGGATACATTGATTTAGACTATCCGATAGATTCTGATTACGATAATCACTTAGTGTTTGAAACAAGACCAAGAAAGTCAAGAAAGGGTGGAAATCTCTTAAATGAAAAAAGGGTATCTATCAGATTACCTATACCTCAAGGTGGATTCGATGCAGAGGCAAAAGCAGAATATGAAACTACAAAAATAAGTGCATTTGCAAGAGGTGTAATGGGTGGAAAGAATGCTGGTGGTATGATTGAAGAGACAATCAATGCAGTGAAAGGATTTATCTCAGATGCAATGGGTAATATGGGTGGAGGTATCGGAAACCTTAGAGCTGGTCAGGCAAAGAACCCTATGGAAGAACAAACTTTCAAAGGTATTGAGTTTAGAAGTCATTCTTTCTCATGGACACTCATGCCAAGAAGTGCAAAAGAAGCTTTAGAGATAGAAAAGATTATAGCTGCATTTAAGGTTGCAACTTTACCTGATACTTTTGCAAACTATGAGGGTGCAGATTTAGAATGGGGTGACTCAGAGTTTTCACCTTCTGAAAACTTCTTTAATTATCCTAACATTTTTGATGTATACATTGAAGGCCCACTTGCAAAACAAGTAGAAAGATTTTTACCCATGGTATGTGAAGATGTGACTGCTGGACAGATAGACGATGACGATTATCTTATTACACAAAACACAGATGTGCAATGGGCAGGTTCTAAAACACTATCATTAAGTTTCAAAGAAATTAAACTTATGTCTCAAGAGGTGTATGCATCTAGAGTTGCATCAGAAATTGTTGTACCAACTATAGGTGAATGGGGTAATTTAACAGATACCACTGGTTCTGCAAGTATACTAGAGGGTGAACAAACTGCAACTGCAACACCGAAAGACCCAAAGACACCAGCAACATAGGATAGAATATGGCTCAAGAATTTTTTAAGAACTTTCCCGAAATACAATATAAACTTGATAGTGGTAAGATTGTCACTATCAAAGATTTCTTTCGTAAATCTTCTATAGAACCAGCTGCACAGGAAGCTATAATTGATTATACATTTTACGAGTTAACAGAAGGTGATAGACCTGATATTGTTGCAAGTAAACTTTATGGTGACCCTGATTTACATTGGGTATTCTTTTTAGTGAATGAATTTGAAAACTATTATGATTGGTTTAAAAGTTCTAGAGATTTTGAAAACTTCATAACAAAGAAATATGGAGGAAAATATTTTGTTTGTGAATCTAGTACAGACATTGTATCAGCAACAAGTAAGTTCCTCATAGGAGAAACAATAACTGGTGCAAACTCAAAAGGTGTAGTCGTAGATGTAGACCCAACAATGTGTAGAATTGGAGTTGATGTAGAAAAAGGATTTGTTGACCCAATTTTAAGTACAGGTTCTTCTTCTAGTAAATCAATCACACCAACTTCTATTATAGATATGCAAGACGGTGTGGCTTACTATGTAAAGGACGGAGTCAAAAGTACACACTTTGTTAGTGGTGCAACTGCAAAAACTATTTACGAAGACGAATTTGAAAAGAACGAAGAGAAAAGAAAAATAAAAATTATCAGACCTAATATGATTGGAAGAATCGTATCACAGTTTGAAAAAGTAATGAAATCATGAGTCAAAATTATGCAGTGGGTGAGTTCGTTGTAGAAGCATTCACCTTAATAAATCAATATAACGAATCTTTAGAGATTACCAATATGGTAATGGGATTCAAATTGTACGAATCCATATTCAATAAGTTTGTCACTGGTGAGGTATCAGTTGCAGACGGTCTCAATTTACCTAAAAACTTTAGATTAACTGGTCAAGAGTATATTCGTATTTCAATCAAACAAAAAGAAGGGAATGACGAAGAAGCTGAGGAAGCTTTTTCAATTGATAAAACATTTAGAATTTACAAACTAGATAATGTTATCAGAGTAAATGAAGTCACTCAATCTTATGTACTGAGAATTTGTGACCCTAGAATGTTTTATGCAAGAAAGAAAAAAATCAGTCAAACACTCAGAGGACGATATGACCAAATATTGCAAAATGCATTGATTGATGTTGGTAAGTTTAAAGTGGAAGAATTTGACGCATGGGAACAAACTAAACCTGATAATAAACAATTGATTTGTCCTAACTGGAGTGTTGCACAATTAACAGATTACATAGTTAACAATTCTCAGGTGAGTGAAAGCCATGCATTTAAAAACAATATGTTCTTTTATCAGACACTAAATGGGGGATTTAGATTCCAAAGTTTTGACAGTATGTGTACTCAAGAGTTTCCAATCCCATTTTCTAACATACCTAGAAATACATCAGATACAGAAGACGAAAATTTAAATGCACCTTTGGGACTAAACTCTGCAATACTCGTGTACAAAAAACCTCAAATGTTCGACACATTACAAGCAACTGTCGGTGGCGCATACGCATCTACATTAAAGGTGTACGACCCAATCAGAAAATTAGAAGAAGAAAATGTCTATGATTTAGAATCTTCTATGAAGAAAGGGAACCATGTATCAGGTCACCCTATGTTATATGTTGATGATTTAGAGAGAGTTCTGACAGCTGGAGAAGTCACTGAGATGACAACCTCTCCCGAAGTCAGTGAAACAGATGTAGACATACAACCAACTCAAGAATTTGGTGGAGTAATAATAAATGATTATCACAATCAACATTCATTTGATAATGCAACAAGTTTATCAGACCCCGAAGTATTTGAATCAAGAAAACTAAATGATAGTGGTGTCTTAGAAAGAAGAGCTCTCTTAGATATTTTACAACAACATAGAATTCAAGTCACGATTCCACTAAGAACAGATTTATCTGTAGGTATGATAATAAAGTTTGTTATGACTACACCTGAAACTATGGGTGAAGGTGATAAAGCAGATAAAGTAAATGACGATAGATATCTTATAACAGATTTAGCAGTAGAGGGTGATACAGTCTCGAAAACAGGAACATGTGTTTTAGAGTGTGTAAAAGAAAGTTATGCACAAAAGATTGAGACTGCAAAACCACTAGATGAAGTTTCGGAGGCAGAACAAGTATAATGGACGCACTTATATTTTTTAGTTTATCATTATTAGCATGGGTTGGATTTCCTATGTTGTTTATATGGATACAAAATACATGGAATATTTTTACGGAATAGTTGAAGACCGACAAGACCCATTAAAGGTGGGTCGTGTGCGCGTGCGTATACACGGGATTCATACAGACGAAAAAACTTTAATTGCAACTGCAGACTTACCATGGTGTCAAGTTATCCTTCCAACAACTTCTGCAGCCCTATCAGGATTAGGAACAGGTCACGGACTCGTAGAAGGGTCTACGGTATTTGGATATTTTAGAGACCATGCAATGCAAGACCCAATAATTTTAGGAAGTGCAGCTGGTATTCCACAAGCTGGATATAAAGAATCCATAACAGACGACCTCATAACAAGAGACATAGAGAAAGGATTCAACGACCCAAGGGCATTGACCGTTGACGATTACAAAGGTGGTTCAGAAGAACCAAATCCGATACAGGATTCAAGAAGAGGTTGGGGTCTTACTACTGCAATGGATACTGCACCAAAGTTTCCAAAAGAATTAAAAATTAATTACGATAATACAGGTTCTACGATAGAAGAGTTAGAGTTAACAAAAGATATGTTGCCTTACTATCCTTTGTATACAGACGACTCAGATTACTCTGCATATGCAAGGGGTTCAGTATTAGACCATAAAATAAAAGGTGATATATTTCACCCACAAACACAACAAATTTTATCAGACTTTGTAGATGTAGATTCTGCACCAGTATATCCTTATAATAAAGTTCACCAGTCAGAATCAGGACATGTATTTGAAATAGACGATACACTAGGTAAAGAAAGAATCAATGTTCACCATAGGTCAGGAACATTTCATGAGATACATGCAGACGGTTCAGAAGTCACACGAATTGTAAACAATAACTATACTGCAATTCTAAAAGACGACAAAGTTTACATTGCTGGTAATACGGATTTACAGGTTGGACATGGGAATGTAAATATAACAGTAAATACTGGTAATGTTGATATGAAAGTAATGAAGGGTAATGTGACCTCTGAGATTACAGAGGGT